ACGTTCGTCTCGACACCTGCCAGACGTTCTTTCAGCGCGTCGGCCAGAACAACTTGCGCCTCGCTGGTGCGGCCGAACTGTACCAGGTTCTTGATGTAGTCGATCTGAGTCTGATCCAGCAGATTCATCTGCTTCGCCAGCTCTTCAGCTCCCTTGGCGGGGTCACCAAAGATTTTGATCAGATCCTGACCAATCTTGTCAGCGTCGCGCCCCGTCACACGCGAGTAGTTCTCAGCCAGCGCCACAATGTCACCCAGAGCCTTCTGACTGATCTGTCCTGATGCAACCAATTCCTGCACAATCTGCTTCGACGTTCCAACTGTCAGCAGCCCAGCATCTGAAGTTGCACGGGCGAGCACGAGCATCTGCTCGGCAGTGGTGCCCGCTCGATTTCCACTGAGTATGATCGCATTGTTGAATTTGTTGACTTCTCCCTCGCCGTCGTTGAAGGCCTTCGTCACAGCAACGATAGCCCCCGCAATACCCACGATCGGTCCAAGCAGGCGCAACAGTGAGCCAATCGACGCGTCCGAGAAGGTGATGAATTTCCCAATACGCTCGCCAACCTGAGAGAAGTCTCCCCTGAGAATGTCCCTGATAAGGAAGCTGATCTGCTCACGCGCGCGCTGCGATTTCAGACCAAGAGCCTCGAGGCCGTCACCTGTCTTCTCGAACGATTGCAAGGCAAGCAGGTTGGCGGCCACAGTCTCAGCCTGTGCGTCATTGAACTGGAGCTGCTGAGCCCTATAGGCCGCAAGCTGAGCCCGAGACATTCCGAATGTCTCGACCTGCTTCTGCAAGGTGGCTATGTATTTTTCTTCATCAGTCTGTTTCTTCTTCGTGGAGGCAGTGGTTTGCTCAGATTTCTGGATAAAGGCGTCAGCTCTCTTCCCATAATCCTCGAGCTTGTTTCCAGCAGCGACCCACGCCTTCTCAACCTTTGTTATCTCCAACTCACTACGTTCGCCCGCTTCGACCAGCTTGTCAAGACTCTCACTGGCTCTTTCAACATCAGTGGTGTCCATCTCCAGGCCGAGCTTAGCGAAGTCAGTCATGTCGCGTCCGGTTTAGGAATACGTGATTTGAGTTCTTTGAAATAGAGCGACTCGATCTTGTTGAGCATGTCCTCCTCGAAGGCTGACAGCGAGATGTTCTTGACAAAGCACCACCAGCCAATGTCGCTCCAGCTGACGGGGTTGTGTCCCTGCCTGCGTCTTTCGAGGCTGAGCCAGTACTCCCAGATGTACTTGACTTCCTTGGGGCACTCGACTGGCTCCAGTTCGGGCGGCTTCTCGCCAGACTGACGCCATATACTCTCGTAGTGTGAACGCAGCGAGTCGCCATTTTCATCCACCATCGACAGGAAGATTTGCCTTCCTGCGTATCCCAGCAGGCCTGAGTCGAGTTCCTCGGGGTCACCGTAGATCCCGATCAGGCCTGCGTAAAATTTGCCCGGTCGTTGATGAAGGCTGAGGCCTGCTCTCGAATCAGCTTCGAGGATCGATAAATCTTCTCGGCGTTCTCGGGCGTGCACGGAAACTTGGTCTTGCCCTCGCCGTTGCCGACAATGAAGCTCCAGTCCTTCGTGCAGACAACGAGTCTCTCAATAGCCTCTGTCACGCCTTCATTGGCTTCGATCTTGGGGCCGACCCCTGCCATCGACTTCGATAGTCGATCGAGACGTCTCTGACTGTGTTGCGAAAGACGAGTGTCGTATTCTCGGCTGTCAGCCCCGAGGAGAAAGATCCACTCGCCTGAGGGCTTGCCGAACTTGTCGACCAGATCCAGCCTGGATCCTTTGTCGGCGCCTGACTCTACGTCGAACCTTGAGAGGTCTACTGGTTCCGTTTGCATGGTGATGGTAAGCTCCTAGTGCACTGCTGATGGTAAGCCTTCCGGTCACCAGCCCGCCCACGGGTCCAAGGAGAGGGGAGAGGGTAACCACGCAGTCGTGGCTGGGCCGGAAGGGTCTTGAAAGCATTACGGCACGTCGCTGTCTTGAATGCTGATGATGGTCTGATCATCGGCGAGTGCGGCGCCGCCGGCGCCGTTGATTTCCGCCGTGAACGGGTACGTCCTGACGATTCCCTTCTCGCCGTCGTCGGGCGTATCGCCCGTGAGCTTGATCTTGCCCAGGCTGTAACGCAGGAACGACGCAGCGGCATCGGCACTTGCAGCGACGACCGAGTGCAGAGCAATCGCCGTCTCAGAGTCGTAGAGTGTCTGAAGTGATGCACTGTCGAACAGAGCGGTGAACTGTCCGCTGACGCGAACGCGACCTTTCTGCACATCGGGAGACAGGTTCGTGCCGACCACAGCGCCCATATCGGCGGCGCCGTTAGCGATCGTGAAGTTCAAAGCTGTCACCACAGATTGAAGAACACCGTTGACCAGCAGCACGCCGTTCACTGACGACAGAATGGGTGTCGTGGTCTCAGCTGCCGGTGTCGTCAGGACCTGGGAGCCGCTCGGCGTCCTCTTCAGACCAACAAGATCGAAACCGAGCGTAGCGTTGCCTGTCGCGGGGATGCCAACAGCGATGTTGCCCACACGCATGTCCTGGAACATCTCGGAGCGAGCCAGATCAGCAAACCACTCCTCGACGGTGTAGTAGTGGTCCGTGTGCGCTGTTAGAGGAACAATGGACTTCTTACCGAAGGCGGTGACCGTAGTCGTTGCGATTGGCCCTTCCGCAACGAGGTTTGATAAATTCAGCGTTCGCACCGTCAGAACAAGGGCAGTGACGCCTTGGACCCAGAGGTTCTTGTTGATGTTGGCTGCATTCAGCGCGCCGACGCTGAGACGAACAACGTCTCCGATCTTGAAGCCATCCGTCAGGAACGAACCTGCAGCACGTGTCACCGTCCAGGTCGGACCTGTACCAGCGATCGTGATGCTTGCACCGGCGACCGTTACACCCGATACGAAGTTCTTCTCCAGCATGGATTCCATCCACTGGGAGTAGGTCCCGGGTGACATCAGGCCTTCAAGTCGGCCCGTGGCATGCTTCAGGCCATAGGCGATACCCGTTGCCTGATGATGTGAGACGATCTCGTCCGACTCGAACGTGTCACGTGGCGCTTGGAACACTGACGTGCGGCGGCGCATGATCTGTCCACCAGAACCAGACGCGGGTGTGCCAAGACCAACTTGGCGCTTCATTACGGTGATCTTGCGAATGCCTTGTGCAACGGCCATGGCTAGCTCCTATGGTGAGATGTTGGCATAGTACGGAATACGAACAGTGAGCGACCACCGGTCTCCGTCTTTGGTGGAAGCCCCCGATCGATACACCGTGCCGCTGATCGTGACTGTCACCCCATCCTGAGTGATCGAAAGCCCCTTTGGAAACCTCGCCTTTATTGCTTCATATCGGCCCTCCGCATCACCAGGACCTTTGTCAAGAGGGTACATCAGCTGGACTTGGTAGAGTCCCTGAAGTCGATGGAACATCGTCATGTTAGCGACGTTATCCGGAATCGCTGGCACCATCTGCACCCGCTGATACGCCACGCTGGGCTGAGGCTTGAACGTCGCATTCTCCCAAGCCGTAACGAGAGCGGGCGTCATGCTGTTGAGTCTCTGCTCGATCGCGCGACGGATAGCCACTTCACTCATTGACTACCCCCAGGGCCGCTTCGCGCACGAGGCCCTCGAACTCAACCACAGTCAGCCCGACCATTCCAGCGGGAGCTTGGCTCGACCAGCCGTTCTCGAGAGGAATCGCATACGGCAGGTTGTTGACGATCGTCCAGCTATGTCCTGCAGGATCGTCACCAATGACGTACGAGAGCTTGTTGATCGTCGCCTCGCCCGTCGGGTCGACTGTGTTGATAGGATCAGATGGCTCATTGCCAGTGTAGGCCATCTGCCAGTTGCCCCGAAAGCGCCCGCCGACGTAGCCCGCCGGCGCCCTGGACTTACGTCGTCCGCGATTACGATTTACGGCCCAGAGTTCCGGGTTGCCCACCGGCGAGCGCTCAACGAGACGTGTCGAAATGTCCAACAGGACCTTGCGAACAATGAGATGCTGTTTCTCCTTCGTCTTCTTGACGAACTCTCGGAGGTCAAGTGAGAATTGTTTCTCAGCCATGACGCACGTGAAGATCGTAGATGATAGCCGCCCCAACACCAGGCTTGATGGAGTCACAGCTGATGACTGTGTAGATGTCAGACCCATCGATGATCTGGTCCTCGAACTGAGGCTCAGTGCCAGCGTCCATGATCATTCGCTTGTCATTCAGCTCGACCATGTTGCCGCGCTCCTGGGTCTTTCCTCCACCAAAAGAGAACACTGCCGCGAATCGATCGACATCAGTCGGTGAGCCCTGTGCGGCGTTGCTAGTAGCAGGATCGTAGACGGGCTCTGTCTTGTTGCGCAGCTGAACCTTGCGACCATACTGCGCCAGAATCTTGGCGGCAGTGGCAGCAAGAGGCGCGTAGTTGAATGAAGCCATCAGGTCCTCACCAGCCCTACAGCGATACTGCTGCCCTTGAGGAACGGA